TCAGGCGTTGACGTCGAACTCCATCCGCCGCGGACGGCCACCATCACGCCCTGGAACCACTATCACGATTCGGCACACTGTTCGGCCGCCGACAGTTTCCGCACTTGCCTTGGCAAGTGTGCCGCCATTTTCACCGGCAATTCTCTGCCCGATGGCATAGCAGTCATTCTGCGCAATCAGAAGGGGGGCGTCGTCCTCCCCGCTCTCAGCATGGGAAGGAACGATAGCCGCCCCTGAAAGTGAGGCTGCCAGCGCGAAGGCGAATATGGTGAGGCTGTTACGTTTCATAATATTTCTCTACCCCATATTCGCTGAATGGAGAATGAACGGACGCCGCGCCTGCCGGTCAATCCTTACCCGCAGACGCGGGCAGGTTCTAGATCAGCCGGGTTGTCGCGCTGATGCGCCCAAAGAGCGCGGCGACACCCGAAAGCGCGGTCACGATCTGCAGCAGATAGTCGGTCGTCGCAACCCGATCAACATGCTCCACGGGCAGCCCGGCGAGCCCCCCGGCTCCGGCGAAAATGGTCACGATGGACGCCCAGATCGTGCGCGAGAGATACCAGGGTTTCTTTTCGGTCATGCGTGTCTCCTTCTTGGATCACGGGAGGGAAAAGCGTGCTGTTGCGACTCGACCGGGACCGATCGCCCCAATCTGCCGCACATGCAGGTCAAAAGCCTGTTCGCCATTGGGGAAGTCTTCTTCAATCTGGGCGGCGGTGTAGCGATATTCGGCCTGATTTCGGCTCACCGAGCGTCTCACATTGCCGTCGGTTGCCGCAATTTCCAGCCGATAGTTCTCTTCGGCCTCGCCTAGCGGTATGTCTTCCCCAAGCCATGTGTCGGCGTCCACACGTCCGCGTCGCACCCAGCTCAAGATCAGGTCTCTTCCTTCGGCTTGAGCGCGCAGATGCACCGGCGCCAGCGGTAGCAGCGCCCTCACGCCACCACTGACCGAACGCGTGATGAAGTGGGAGGATGACAGGTCATGTCCGGCAGGGCCGACCTTCCAGTTGAGCTGCAATCCCACCTCTTCCTGCGATAGTCCGGCGGGCACCACCGCCTCGTCCAGCAGAACGAAGTCAGCCCCCGTCGGGGCACCGGCTTTCATGGCGTCTTCCGTGCCGACCTGCCCGCGAAGAAGGCCGTTGAGCGTCCAGACGTCAGCTTCCACCTCATCGGCCTGCGCGAACTGAATTATTTCCCACTGTCCATTAGAGGCGCGGATGGCTGCGGCATTGGCTCCGTTCAACAGGCGCGCCCGGGAGACACTTGCCAGTTCCCCATCCATGAGTTTCACCACGAGGCCACTTGCCTCATCGAGGCGGCCAGAAATCTTCCCGCCGGGCAAAGGCTGCACCAGATTGCCGATCGTTGCGCGCTTTTCCACGGTTCTGCGAAGTTCAAAACCGCTGTCTTCCGGCGATGCCAGCAGAACCTGGTTGCGCCACGGCCTCGCACGCACTGCGACTGCAAACTGCTCGCGCGCCTGCACGTCGCGCCTCAGCATCGGCAGATCCAGAAAGAGGGCATGCGGTGGACCGGCCACGAGACCGGAGGGCACCGGGCGGTCCGGCAGTCGGACGGCAGGCGCAATCATCGCCTGACGGGCAATGCGCTGTGCCTGAAGTTGTCGCACAAGGCCCTCATCGACTTCACTGACGAGATATTCCGGCCCCTTCCCCTCCAAGCGAACAATGTCACCCACATCGAAACTATGGTCACTGGCCGGCACGGCAAGACGCACTGTTTCGCGACCATTCCAAACCCGTTTGAGCCAGTCGCGTGCAAGCTCGTCTGCTTCGCTTGGTTCGAGAACGCCGGGGAAACTCACATAGCGCGTGCCATTGCCGTTCACGCCCAGATGGTCAGCAGTTGCTGCCGCGGATTGATGCTCGTTCAAGGCGTCGCGGTAGCTCAGTTCCGCACGCTCGGGCAGAGCGTGTTCGGGTTCGCGGCGTCGCTCGACAACACCCGCTTCGCCGAGCACCATCGCGCTCAAGGTTTTGGCCGGTTTTGCGCTTCGGCAGCTTTGCGCGAAAACGAGGCGCCCGTCGCGCTCGAACACGTCTACGCCGAACAGCGCCACAAGAGGCTCCAACGCCTCGCGCGCCGTGGTCGGATTGGCGATGACATAGCCGTTTACCTGGCCGCTCAGGCCTGCAGTGTCGGCAGCCGTTATTTCGAAATCGGACAGAATGCCATCCACAACCGCCTGCAGTGTCGAGCCTGCCTGGCGACCGGTCAGCCAGTGGCCGGTTGCCCAGTTGTCCCCATCGCCCCACACACCCCTGTAGAGCGGAAATGCGGGATATGGCCGCGCATCCCAGGCCCAGATGCTGATGGATGCGGGATCAACCATTTCCCGCCCATAGATCGGCGAAATCGGATTGGCTTCCGTCCCACCCTTCAGCCAATGATTGAAATGCGCCTGCAGGAAACTCGCCTGAGCGGCATCGCTGCGTCCGCCATTCGAAAAATACGGCAGACCGTTTTCGGAGGATTTTGGGTCGGGAAACATGTTGGGCTGGTTTGGCCCCTTGTCCACCGCCGCACAGCCAAGCTCGGTGAAATGGATGGGCTTAGAGCGCGGCACCCAGGGCGTGGGGCTCGACTTTTCCACGCCGCCCACGCGCTCGTAGTGGAGGTTCGACCACCAGCCTTTCAGGTCCTTGTAGCGCCAGACCCAGTGCTTGCCGTAGGCTCCGTCGGTGATCGCGCTGCGCTCGCGCCGCTCCCGCTCCGCCTTACCTTGATAATACCAGTCAAACCCTTCGCCTGATGTGATGGCGCGCTGCATGGCGGCAACATCATAGGCGTGAGTGAAACCGTCGGGATTGCCCTCGGCCATATCCGTGTCGCGCCAGTCGGCCAACGGCATGTAATTGTCGATCCCCACGGCATCGACTGCCGGATGCGCCCAAAGCCGGTCCAGGTGGAAATAGAGATCACCGGAGCCATCGGATGGCTGATATCCGAAATACTCGCTCCAGTCGGCGCCATAGGTCAGCGTGACCCCGCTGCCGAGAATGGCGCGAACATCTTCTGCAAGTGATTCCAGATGTTCGACGAAGGGAAAGTCGCGCGCCGCGTCGCGGATTGTCGTCAGCCCGCGCAGCTCCGACCCGATCAGGAAGCCATCTACGCCACCGGCAACCTTTGCCAGATGCGCATAATGCAGAAGGAAGCGCCTGTAGCCCCAGTCATCGGAGCTGCCGTTGAAGGCGACGATGTTGCCAGACGCTGTAAACTGCGTACGTCCCGCGCCACCACAAAAGTCGGATACCTGCTGGCGCGCATTATCCGATCTGTCCACACTTCCCGGCTGCCCCGCCGCTGGATGGCAGGTGATACGTCCGCGCCAGGGAAAGGAGGGCTGATGACCGGCTGAATAGGGATCTGGCAATTCATTGCCCGGCGGCACATCCATCATCACGAACGGATAGAGCGCCACCTTCAAGCCTCGCCCCTTGATGGCACGGATAGCGGCAATCACGCTTTCGTCCGTCGGCGTTCCGCCAAAGGCCGCCTTGCCGCTCACCCTGGATACCGCCTGCGCGTGTTCACGCGTCACATTGGAGACCCGCCATCGCATGGAATGCGTCTCGGCGCCGGCAGCAACAACCTTGGGGCGGATCGCGCAATGGCCAGCGCGCAGATCGTCCCCGAACCAGCTCACCACCACCGATACGGTTTCGATATTCGGGAAGATCGCCTGCAACTCATCCAGCGATGCTTCCAGATCGCTGGGCGCGGTCGTTACATGCCTGTTCACGGCCTGCACCTCGCCGGGCGCAACCAGTCGTGTGACCGGCGTAGGTGAAAGTCCGTATTCGGTCGATCCCGGGATGAGCGCCACGGACCTGATCTGGCTGTTCAGAGGACTTGCCGGACGCATGACCTCGAAATGCATCTGCGGAATGCGGTTGCCATATTCGTCGATAGGCAACCGCTCGAACACGACATAAGCCGTGCCGCGATATGCCGGAGCATTGCCCCCGCCCTGCTTTGCCTCGATCAGGGGGTCGGGCTGCTGATCGGCAGTTCCGCGATAGACCCGCATCTCCACCTTGTCTCGGTCAAGTTCGCGACCATCGGCCCAGATGCGACGAACGCCCGCGATCTCTCCTTCGCAAAGAGCAAAGGCAACATTTGCGAAATAGGAATATGTCGTCGTCTTCGGCCCCCCTCCCTTCGAGCCCTGACGTGTGGTGGTTGCCGTCTCCTCGAAGCGCGTGGCCCATATCATGGTGCCGCCGATCCTGGCCGTGCCATAAATGCGCGGCAGCGGTGCTCCTTCTTCGGCACTGAAGGGGCGCGCCGCGCCCAGCTTCGGACCTTCATAATGCTTGGTGCTCTCAATCAGCGAGCGGTCGATGGCATAACCGGCAAGCGCACCGGCGGCCGATCCGATCGCGGCACCGGCAGAACCGAAAATGCCGCCGAGAAACGCCCCGGCGGCCTGCAAGACTATCACTGCCATTTTGACTATCCGCCTGTTGGAAAATCGAAAACACCGGCTATGCGCCGACGCCATTGCGGCACGAGGCTGGAGATCACCACACCGGCGCGCTCATAGGCATGGATGAAATTGCGCTCGCCGACCATGATCCCGGCATGTTTTGCGGGCAGATGCGCGCGCCAGCGAAACAGGACGAGTTGGCCGGCCTCCGGCTTGCCGTTCGCGCAGATGAAATGCCGCTGCGCGGCCTCAAGCAGCGCTTCGCCGCCGGAGGCTTCTGCCCAATCCATTGCATAGGCACCTGCACTTTCCGGCTCCGGGCCCACCACTTCGCGCCACACACCGCGCACCAGGCCAAGGCAGTCGCAGCCGACGCCTTTCCTGCTGGCCTGATGGCGATAGGGTGTTTCGAGCCATGTCATGGCCGCTCGACAGACATGCCTCCGCGCCTCGGTGCTGCGAAGTGCCGTCATAACACTAGCGGCCTTCCATCGTGCTCTTCAGCCTCCGTCGCATAGCCATATGCCGCGTCATTGCCCGGCAGATGTGGAAACCCCTGAAAATTGCGGGCGTTGGAGAATTTGTCGCGGCAGGTCGAAAAATGCTTGTCGCATCCCGCCGTCACCGTGAAACTGTCTCCTGCGGCGACAGGGGCTGCCGTCTCGCGCCAGAGTTTCAACTCGAACTGATCCCCGTTTCTGCGGTGCAACTCGACGCGTTCACGTCGCCCGGCTGCTGCACCACTTGTCCAGGTTACGATCCCGCCAGTGAACCAACCATCCCCATGGCCGCCAAGGCCTGTGACAATGGCCGTGTCGCCCTTCATCTGGGTCAGCGAACCACCGCCCTTGTGGCTTGCTCCCAGGGCGAAACGACAGCGTGCATCTCCCAGTTCCGCGTTACACAAGCGTCGCACGGTGCGCCCCGCGGTCTGGTCCAGCTCTGCCTGAAGCCCTTCCAGTTCCGCCGTGAACTGACCATCCTTGCGCGTGATCCGGCCGATCATGGCTTTGCGCAAGAGCTGACGTTCACTTACTGCCTGCCAGTTCACCAGATAGGTTTCGACACTTGCACCGTCATAGCGGCCATTGGCAATGTCAGCCTCAGTGATATGCGCGGCACTGAGCGCTCCACTCACATCCACAACATCACTTGTCAGCCCCAGGCTCGCCCGCGCCTCGCTTGCCGTCAGCCCGCTTTCCGGTTCAAAGCTCGTGCCGGCGAATTCAAGCTTGCGATCATGATCGGTGAATCCCATCACCGTTCCGTCGCGCAGGCTCACGCGCCAGCAATGGCACAATGTCGTCACATCTGCCGCCAGATGTGCCTCGAACCCACTCATGAGCGCACTTCCACCAGCGGGATTGACGGGATCTGCCCGGCCTGAAAACTCGTGATGCTGGCATTCAACTGCTCGGTGTCGAAGCGCACCGGTACGTCGAACACGTAGCCTGCCGTAATCACCGCACCATTGGCGGGAACGGCATGGCTGGCGAACACCACCTCGCCCGTTGCTGCATCCACCGAGAAGTCAGCAGAAGGCTGGACTTCGCTTCCATTTACCGCCACTCGCACGGTGCTGGCCACTGGACGGGTAATCTCGCGCTTGTAGGCATCGCCACCCTCGCCATAGGTTTTGGTCAGGCCGAACCGGTTCTGGCTGCCATTGCCGGTGCCGATCACCTGATCACTTGAGGTTGGCGTTGCTCCGTGCGCGCAAGACTTCATGTCGAAGGGATCGCGAAAGCGAAAGGCGTGGAGCGAACCGCGCCTGGCTTCGAAAAACGCTATAACTTCATAAAGATCATCCAGCGAGCGGATACCCGCACCAGCATCATAGCGGCGGCGCGAATGTGCCATCCGGGCGTTGCGTTTCTCGGCACCGGAACTCAGCTGGATGATCTCGTTGCGTCGCTCCGGCCCACCGCTTGCGCCAAAGGCGATCGAGAGCGGAAAACTCACATCGTGAAAGGCCTGCATCATCCACCTCAGCCAAAGCGCGCGCCACGCGCAACGGCACGGGCGAGCATTGTCGAAATCTGTCCCTCGGACTTGGCGAAGGATTGCGCATCCGGCGTGGTGACATTGAAGGTGATGTTGATGCCGCCACCGCCGCTGCCCTGCGCCACGCCCAACCGGCCATCCGGCCCACGCGCCAATGGAAGCACGGCTTCCGCACCGGCCTCGCCCATCACACCCATGGCCCCGCCATGAGGAAAGAAGGTTGGCGCATTCACGACGCCACCTTTTGCAAAGGGGATGATGCTGCCCAACGCACCGGTCATCTGCGCTGCAAATGCGGAGACGAGCCCCTGCAATGGCTGCAGGCCCGCATTCAGTGCGCGCCCGGCAAGGTTCATGCCCACGCGCCGCAACACGTCATCCAGACTGCGCCCGCTCACCGCCGCACCTTTCAGCGCGCCGGTCAGTTCTGCCCCAAAACTCGCCGAAAGGTTCTTCAGGTTCTCAAGCGCATCCTCGAAAGGCTTCGTCTCCGCAATGATGGGCACCCTTACGGCTTCAGCCATCGCGCTTCTCCTTGTGCAAATGATCGGGAAACTGCCGCATCAACTCATGCAACCAGGCGCGGTCCGGTCGCTCGGCCGGATCGGTAAACGGTGCCAGCATCACCGCCAGTTCAGGCAGGCTTAGCGCCCAGAATGTATCCGGTGGCAGGCGCAGGACGCCGAGCCCAAAGCGCATCAGCGCGCGCCAGGGCAACAGGCCTTTCTCCCGCTTTCCCTCCTCCATCAAGCAGCATCCGCTCCGTTGCCGAAGGTGGCGGCGAGCAGGTCCGCGGCAAGCTTCACCATGCCACCCACGCCACCCTCGCATTGCATCTGGCGCACCTCGTCCAACGAGACGTCGTTACCCGCACCGCGCAGGCCGGCGGCAATGACGGCGGTCAGCTCGTCCGCCTTCATGTGACCGGCGGAGAATTTCGCGATGAGCTGCCCGAGATCATCCGCTCCAAGCGCCTCTTCCAGTTCCGCCAGCGCGCCCAGCGTCAGGCAGAGCCGCATTTCGCGGCCATTCAGTATTGCGGCCACCTCGCCGCGTTGTCTGTTGGCCATCATGGGACGCTCGTAAAGCTGATTGCGCCTGCCGATTCCAGCGCCATCTCGAAGCTCACCTCCCCGTCGTGGTTCCCCGCATATTCCAGCGCAGTCACCTGGAAAGGCCCCGACACCGTGCCAAAGCCGGGAATACCGAATTGCCACTGTGCGATTTCGCCCGCAAAGAAGCGCGCGCGCACGGCTGCGTCAGAAGCGGCATCCTTAAAGATTCCCGATCCGTTGATCGAAGCACGCTGCACGCCGCTTCCCGCCAGAAGCTCGCGCCAGCGCCCGGCGGAATCCGCATCCGTCACATCCACAGTTTCCGCGTTGAACGCGATGCGGCGGGCGCGCATTCCTGCCACGCTCGTAAAATTGCCAAGCCCGTCCTCGTCGAGCTTCAGGATCAGGTCATTGCCCTTCACCGCGACCATTGGGTCTCTCCTTAAATGGGATGATTTTCTGCCGCTCAGCCAGCGGCGTTCTCGACCACGGCGCGCAGGCGCAAGCTGCCGTGAAAGGCGTCGAGTTCGGGATTGAAGCTCAGTGTTTCCTGCTCGACCCGCAGGTTGATCAGGTGGTGTTCCGCCAGCGCCAAGGGCCGGTCGTGGAGAATTGCTGTCACGCGCTCCATGATCTCCAGCGCTTCCGCCTTGCCGCGCTTGCGCGACCAGACATGCAGGCTGAAGAATATCTCCGCCCCTTCTTCACTTGCCGTGCTCCAGTCATGGCGCGTCACGCGACCGAAGGTGATATAGGGAAAAGCCAGTTCTGCGGGCGTCAGGTCATGCAGCTTTCCCGGCCCGATCAGACCCGTCAGCTGCGCATCCTGCGAAAGCGCTGAAAAGACCGCACCTTGCAGCTCAAGCAACGGGCTCGCCATTACGCGCCTCCTGCTCATTTGGGGCGGTTCGGTGCGCTTCGACCTCTTCGGCAAGGCTGTGGAGGAGACGACGCAGGCCTCGTAAAAGTGCATCCGCCCCGGGCTTGACCGCCAGTTTCATCGCCCCTCCTCCCGCACATCAGCCACGAGATAGCGCCCGGTCTCATCGGGATCATGCAGATTGGAAATCACCAAGGCACGACCCAGCCGCAGAAAGCGCATGCCACTTTTCACGTCATGGCGATGGCGGAGCGTCACCTTATGCGTCACCGCCTCATGGCGCTGACCTGCTACAAAATACGAACGGCTTCTGATGGGCTCGATCAGGGCGAAAAGCGTGGCGATCTCACGCCATTCCTCGTCGTGCCCGCCCGCGCCATCGGGAATAGCCGTGGCTTCCTGCAGCATCACCTCGTGGCGCAGCATGCCGGGGTCCAAGAAGGTAAGTCCCGTCATAGCCGCACCTCGCGAAAGCCGACGATCAACTGCCTGTAGCTTTCGGGCAGCGATACCGGCTGCTGGTCAGCGCTGACGGCACCGCGAAACTCGTACCAATGCGCCACCAGAAGCAGGATCGCGCGCTTTAGAAGATCCGGCACATCCGCACCGCTCTCACCGAAACCGGCCGAGAAGTCGATCTCGATGCCGTTCATCATCACGTCCGGCCTTGGACGCTTCGTCAGGAAAAGCCGCGCAGGCGTTGAATTGGTGTCGGCCACCAGTTTTTCGGCCGCCATCGCCTGCGCCTCGCCTTCCCGGCCATAGACCGTCACACCATGGATGGCGCGCACCGGCCCCTTTTTCAGCAGAACCGGCTCGTCCTGCGGCCACGCATCGAGCACCAGACGCCAGCTCTGCTCGATCAGCGCCAGGCCGGTTGACCGCTCCACCTCCTCACGCGCCGCGCGGATGAGACCGGCGATAAGCTCGCCTTCGCTGTCATGGTCCAGGCGCATATGCGCCCGCGCCTCGCTCAGCGTCACCGGCTCCACCGCCGGTGCCACGGTCCTGAACAACGTCATGCGCTCTCCTTTTCCTGTCAGGTGGCCAAAAGAAAAGCGGCCCCGAAATTCGGAGCCGCTTGTGGGTTTCTGTTGCCCTCCTGGACTAGCTGACCGAGCACTTCATCAGCTTGATGGCCTCGAAGTCCTGCACGCCGCCGCCCACACGCTTGGTCGTGTAGAAGAGGACATAGGGCTTGGCGGAATATGGATCGCGCAGCACACGCACGCCGGTGCGGTCCACCACCAGATAGCCGCGGCCGAAATCACCGAAGGCAATCGGCGTTGAAGCGCTTTCAATGTCAGGCATGTCCTCGGCTTCCACCACGGGGAAGCCCATCAGCATGGCACGGCTGCCGGGTGTCGCGGGCGGCTGCCACATATAGTTGCCGTCAGCGTCCTTGATCTTGCGAAGTGCTGCCTGCGTCTTGCGGTTCATCACCCAGTTTGCACTCTGGCGGTAGCCGGATTTCAGCGAATAGACGAGATCCACCAGCGCATCCGACGGATCGCTCGCCGGAAGACCACCATCGACACCGGTCGCGCGATAGCCGATTGAACCCCACAGCCAGCCATCATCCTGCATCTGGCTGTAATTCAGGAAGCCCTTCGGCTTGTTCACGCCATCGCCATTGATAAAAGCCGCGCCCTCCTGCTCGGCAAAGGCGGTCTCGATCTCGGAAGCAATCCACTGGTCGAGATCGACAACGCTGTCTTCCAGTAGAGCCGCGGTCGCAGCCGGCATGGCGTAGAGCTCGGCTGTCGGAAATTGCAACTCGTCAAGCGTGCCTGCCGCAGTTTCAGGCCGCGCAGCCGTCTCGCCCACCCAGCCCGTTGCCGGGCCGGTAATCGCAAAGGGCTTTTTCAGCACGGCGGATGAAACCTGCCGCACGCTTGCAATCGAGCGGATCGGCGAGAGTGCGGCAAGGCGCTTGCCAATGGCTGCTTCCGTCTCTTCGGGCACCAGATAGCCGCCATCCTGGGCGGAAGCATAGGACATGGCCTTGGCTTCCATCTCGCGCAGGCTGCGTTCATCGCCCGAGCGCACATAGGCCTCGAAAGCCGCCTTGTGCTCCAGCGACTGGGCCGTTCCGCCGCCTTCACGCGCCAGCGCCGGCCGCGCCCTTTTCAGCGTCAGCGTGTCGAGCGCCTTCTTCTGTTCGTCCAGCGCGCGGGAAATCCGCTCCACCTTCTCCTCGGTAATCGGATCGGCCGAGCGCTTCTCGATCTCCCTCAATCGGCGGTCGTTGGTTTCCTTGAACGCCTCGAAGGCGCCCATGAAGTCCTCGAAAGCGCCCGCGATCTCGCTGTCGCCCGATTTGGTTTCAGGCGCCTGCATCTGGTTCTCAACTGTCATGTTCAGCTATCCTTGAGCATCTGTCGTGTGGCCTGGCGCATTCTCGTCACCAGGCTTCCAGGTGTTGCCCTGCCGGCATCCCGCTCGCGTGCAAGGCTGGAGAAACCCTTGGCGATCACCGCTCGGGCCTCCCCGCGCGTCAGCCCCGCATCCCGCGTGAGCCAACGCTCGAATTCTCTCGTGGTCGGCAGTCGTCCCGCCTTGACCGCGTTGACGCGCGCCGAGGGCAGCATTGGAAATGTCACCACCGAGATTTCCCAAAGATCCGCCTCAATGATGCGCCTTGTCCGCGATTTCTGATCGCGCTGCGCCTTCACAGTGCGAAAGCCGATGGA